GACGCTGCTCGAAGACATCCGTCAGTTCGCCAAGGAATCCCCGTTCGTCACGCAGGAACTGGTGAACTACAGCCAGCAGTTGCTCGGTGTCGGCATGAACGCCTCGAAGATTGTGCCGCTGCTCAAGGACACCGGTAACGTCATCGCCTCGGTCGGTGGTGACACCCAGAACCTGAGCCGGGTGCTGTTCACGTTCAGCCAGATTCAGTCGGTGGGCCGTCTCGTCGGTCAGGACGCCATGCAGTTGCAGTCGGCCCTCATTCCGATCACTAAGATGCTGGCAGCGTCTCTCGGTAAGACCACCGCCGAGGTCAAGAAGATGCAGGAGCAGGGCAAGATTTCTGCCGATCAGGTCTTCAAGGCAATCTCCGAGGCCGGACAGAAGGTCCCTAACGCGATGAACAACGCGGTCCGCACCATCTCTGGTGCGCGTTCCGTGCTGTCGGACACGATCACCAACATGTTTCAGGACTCGGAAGGCCTGCGAAAGATTTACACCGACATCATGGTGGGGATTCAGAAACTGGCGGCAGGTCTCGACTCTCCCGAGGTGAAGGGTGCGATATTGAATGCACTGGAAACGATTGGGATGGTGTATGAGAACGTGAAGCCCGCAATCGTGGGATTCACTGATGCCCTCGGGCAGGGGAGTATGTCGGCACTGACCGTGTTCACGCAGGTGCTGAAGACTCTCGGGACGGTACTCAATGCAATTCCCGAGCCAGTGCTGCGGATGCTTGGGCAGTCCCTTGCGGTCCTCGCCACGCTCCGTGCTCCGCTGATGCTCAGTAAGTACATCGGCCAGTTCCAGCAGATGGCTAACCTCTTCAAGGGTGGTGCAGGTGGCCCACTCCTGAACTTCGGCAACTGGGTGAAGAGCATTGTGTCATCGACCGATGCAACAAAGGTGGCGACCGCTGCTGACAACGCTCGGGCAGCCTCGATCCGCAATGTCGGGCAGCAGGCGGCGATCGCCGCTGCAAAGGTGAATCAGTTCGCGATGGCCGAAGAGGGCGCGGCCATGGCCTCTCAGATCGGAGCCGGTGCCGGTGCGGGCGGGATGGTTACTGGTGGGCGGTTCGCAACCCTTAGGCAGCGAGCCGCTGGTTTCTTCCAGTCTGGGACGGGTCAGATGGCAATGGGTGTCGGTCTGGGTGTCGCTGGTGGCTACTTAGCATCGTCCGACAACGCTGCAATGAAGATCACCGGTACTTCGGCGCAGATGGCCGGTATGGGGATGGCGATTGCCGGACCAGTGGGTGCTATCGGAGGAGCAATTGTCGGTGGTGTTACCTCTTACTTCAACATCATGGAGGACCGGGCCAAGAAGCATAAGGCAATCATGGAGGCGGAGGGGGAGAAAGTGGCTAATGCCTTCTTGGAGTCTGTGGAGTTGCAGTACGGAGGGAAGATCGGTAGTGCGCAGTTCGAGGCTCAGTATGCCGAACGTGAGCGGCTTGACAAGCAGATTGCTGATCTGCGCAAGAAGATCGATGACGAGGCCTACAACGCGGCGTCATTTACGATATCACAGGCTGGAACTGCTCCCATCGGGGGACCTTCTGATCCAGCAGTACGGGAAGCGGCCCGCATTGAACAAGAGGCTGCCGCGGCGAAGGCTCGTCAGGTAATGGCGGAATATGAGAAGGCGCAGGACGAACTTATAAAGGTCACTAAGGAGAGGACCGTCATCAATGAGGAGATGGCGACTACTGAGGACTCGATCAAGAGGACACTGAACGCTGCACTCGAAACCCTCCCTGAAGAAGCGAAGAAGAAGTTCATGGCGTCTCCCACCGTTCCCGGATTCGGTGCCACACCACAACTGGCTCCAATTCCCGTGCTGGCAAAGGAACTTGCCAAGTACGGCATTACCTTGGATGAGGTGGCCGCTGCCGGGGAAGCGGGTGGGGCCGCTCTTGAGAATCTCACCCGCACCATCGTCCTTCTGGGCAACCTTGAGACCGCTCAGCAGAAGGTTGTCCGAGAGGCCCGTGAATATAACAAGGCGCTAGAGCAGAGTAAGGCAGATGCCGAGGAGATATACGGGGTACAAGCCAAGGCTATTGGCAACAGACTTAGTCTGCTGAACAGCGAAAGAAGCGCCATTGAAGCAAGCGCGAATGCGTTCAAGAAGCAGGGCAATGAGGTAGCACAACTTCAAGCCCAACAGGCGGTGGTTCAGGCTCAGCAAGCCGTGTATGCAGAGACATGGGCGAGGGTCTACAACGAGCAATTGGCAAAGGTCGGGGCAACCGAAGCAGCCGTATTGGCTCTCAAGGCCGCACAAGATGCGGCAGCCGAATCTGCCGACAAGTTCACCGTGGTAGCGCAGAAGAGTCTTGTTGAATTGAGTGCCGCTTACGGAATCCCCGAAGAGCGACTCCGCACAATCCTTGGGCTTGAGGATGCAATCTCAAGAAATATCAAGATCAACGTAACTGCATACACCGAAGAGGCACTCAAGAAGTTGACCGAACTTTGGGCTATGCAGGAGACATTCAAGCAGAATCTCGGGGATACGACTGATCCGAGAGTCCGAAGGTTGCTTGGCGGTGCTCTGTACGCTAATCAGATTCGGATCAACCGTATGGTCAAGGAACTTTCTAATGTCCCTGTTGTCGCAGCCGCAACCTCAGGCGGAGGAGGGGGAGGTGGGAGTGCTGGTAAGACGGCAGCCGAGGTAGCCGAAGAGTTTCAGGACAAGGTTCAGTCGGCAGCACAGTCGCTTGAGGCGGCACTCAAGTCAGCGATGGACTCGGTCGAGCAGGCGGCCTCGGCATGGAAGTCCACCATCAAGGAGCAGACCCAGTACGAGGCCGCCGTCTCGGCGTCGCGGGCCATCACCAACGTTCAGCGCCAGTCCCGGGACATCGCCTACCTCACCTCGGCGATCTCAGTCCTCAAGTCCCGGGGACTCAGCGAGGCCGCAATGGCAGCGCTCGACATCAACGCTCTCACCGACGTGCGGCAGGTCCAGAAACTCATGGCGGCCGATCCTGCAAGGCTGCGGGAACTCAGCGCTGCGGTCTCCGAACGAGACAGGCTCGCCGCCACCCTGTCCGCCGACCGCATGCAGGAAGCAAACCGCAAGACCATCACGCAGGCCATCATCGAAGCAGCGAAACTCCTCGGCTACACTCCGACCCCCGAGCAGGCGGCAGCGATCTCGGCGCAGTTCAACATCAACACCTCGCTCGACTCGAATGCGGTTGTGTCCGACATCCTCAGTGCGCTGAGCGGGGGTAGGGTGACGGTCTGATGGCTATCCCTCCCCAGACAACTCTCGGCTGTGGCGTCTACCGTGTGATGATCCAGCAGCGGTGCGGCGGCTCGTTCGTGTGCGAACTCACCGATGTGACCGACATCAAGTTCAACCGCATCCTCAACGAGGTCAGCGAGGCGACGGTCACCGCCACGTTCGCCTGCACGAGTTGCATGTCGTACGTGGACCCGTGGAGACACGAGATCGCGATCTACCGCAATGACGAGCAGGTATGGGTCGGACCGATCATCGACATCGAGTTCAACACGAGTGACCAGACAATCGTGATCTACGGCAAGGACCTGATGACGTGGGCCGATCACCGAGTCGTCGAACTTGCCGACATCGAGTACGCCCCAGAGGCCACCGACCTGTCCGATGCCTTCGACTGGCTGCTGAACCACGCCTACTGCAAGGACCCGTGGTGCATGTCGTGGAACCTGACACCGACCGGCATCCCGATCCAACGGTTCTACCCGTCGTTCGACAAGGCCAACGGTGAGCGCTGGGGCGGCTCGTACGTTGCGGTCGGCGAGGAACTCCGCACCCTCGCCGAGGCCGGAGTCGACTGGACCGTTGTCAACCGGAACCTGTGGGGTGGATCGACCGAGGTCTCGAATCCGCTCGGTACCGGCGTAACCCTGATCGACTCACACTTCCGCACCCCGCCGCCGATCAAGGTAACCGGGGTCAAGATGGTCAACCGTGCGATCTCGGCCGGTGGCAACGGCGGCTACTACGGCTTCTACGACAGTCAGATATACATCGTGCCACCGGTGATCGGTCCGATCGTGCCGTCCCTGCTCGACCCGTTGCAGCAGACCTACGGGCTACTGGAGACGTTCGCTACCACCGACATCAACGACGACGTGGACACCACGCCCGTCGGCAATCAGGTTCCGCCCAACCCGATCACCGAAGACGCTTCGAGCCGTTACGAACTGCTCTCGACGCCGTACTGCTTTGTTTCCGGCGGTACACTCAGCCCCGATGCGCCGGTCACGTTCAACATGGACCTCATCCCCGGCGGGCTGATCGGCATCATGCTCGACTCGTCGGTCCGTCCGCTCGTGCGGAGCGACACACCGGCAGCGCTGAGAGGCAAACTGCGGCTCAAGGAGGTGACCGTCAGCGTGTCAGGCTCGGACGAGACGGTCGCCATCACACTCACCCCGGCCGGGACAACCACCCTCACCAGTTAGGTGACGTGGATCGTCACCGGGATGCCGGTGCCGTTCAGCCTCACCAGCGTCGCCTGACTGGTCGCCTCGTCCCACGAGATGATCAGATTGCCGACCCGCACATCGTTGCGGCGGGTCCGCTCGTGGTGGTTCTCCAGCCGCTCCACTCGGGCCTGCAACGTCCTGATGATGTAGAGGAGGTTCTCATCGCCTCGACGGATGCTCATGGACCAAGTCTACCGAGGTGCCCACTAGACTGGTGGTGTGGCTAACGATCCGACCGACACCAAGCCCGTGTGGTCCGCTGTGGAATGGGAGTACGGGGCCTGTGCAGCCTGCGACCCGCTGTTCTCTGGACAGGACCCCGACGCTGTCATCCAAGTGACCCACTGTGGGGGGACCGGGTGCATCTGCATCATCAAGGAGACCGGCCAGTCCTGCTCCACCGGCACCGCCCCCGATCTCGGCGACTTCGGAGAGGCCATCAAGGCCTTCATCTTCTGGGGCGCTGGCGGGTTCGCTCTCTCGGCCAACGGCAACAAGATCATCGGACGGGGAACCGCCGTCGCCCCGGACACCGGCCCCGACACCTACGGACCACTGAACGGACCTCCGTGGGACGACCTGTTCGTGGTCTCGGTCAACGAGATCGGTTTGTCCTCTGACGTGGTCCGCAACGGGCAGATCGTCGGCCACCGGGCCGTGATCTACCGGGTCAATTCGATCGCCGAACACACCTGCTGCGACTGAGTTAGACTGGTCCCGATCCCATGACTACGCCTATCTGCAACTGCCCCGACGACATTGGCTGGCTCCCCGAAACTTCATGGCCGCTCAGCGAGTCCGCCAAGAGCAACGCTCAATCGATCTACTGCCTGAGCGGTCTGCCGAAGGTCCCGCCCCGAGGCGGGTTCAAGGCAGCGTGGCCCGAGGCCCGAGTCGACGCCTCCGCCGGTCTGCCCGCCCTCGCCGTGTCGGGCGACATGCTCAACCCCTCGGGCGCATTCGCCGGTGTCGCCGTGATCGTCACCGCCACCATCACCAATCCGTACGCCTATCCGATCGAGATGATGGGGAGCATCATGGTCTCGTGGTTCCTGTCCGGGTTCACGGACGCATCTACCGCCTTCACACTGACCACCAAGCCAGAGATCAACGGAGTGGACAGCACACAGGCATCGTCGAGCACCGTGTTCGGCAACCCCTCGCAGGGCAGCATGCGGATCACCGACTCGTGGCAAATGTACCTCGGTCAGATTGCCCCGGGCGCATCGATGGCGCTGCGCATCCACCCGACCTACGTCTGCACCGGCGCATTGACCGGAACGCTCGGCATCTTCAATTCGGCTCTCCGTGTCTGGGGCGGGACCGTCGTATGACGGGCAGGCCCCTCTCGCGGCCCGTGAAGTTCATCACGAACGGGGTGAGCGTCGGCATGACCGACGGCCGAGTCCCTGACGGGTGCTGGGTGATCACCGCCGAGGAGTACGAGGCGGCGATCGCCAAGCAAATGGCGGATCAGTTCGGTGATCCGACCCCCAAGCCCGAGGCCTGAAACACAAAGTGCCCGCCCCCGAAAGGGCGGGCACTTTCACTTCCGGGCGTCAGCCCATCCCGGGCAACTTCACCCCACCCGAGTTCGGCAGAGTGATCGGCTGGGCCGAGGCACCCACCACAGGGGCCACAGAGGGGGCTGTGATCGGCTCTGAGCGCTTCTGGATCAGGTCGTCGACTCCAGTGGCCGAGAGGCCCGGAGCGGCGCTCTCAGCGCCCTTCGGCGGCTTCAGATTGTCGCGCAACTTCTGGCCCTGATCGACGTTGGTCCAGCGGGTGCCCGGGTAGCGGGGGTCGGTACCGGGCTTGAGCGCCACGACCAACTTGCCGCCGACGATCTTGTCGGCCGCCTCCTCGACGGTCGAGGCCTCGACACCGGCCGAGGTGAGCAGCACGGCGAGGCGCTGCCCCTGAAACGGGTGGCCGGTGAAGTAGATCGAGTCCCAGATGCGGGAACCCTTGAACTCGCCCTCGGTCACCTCCAGCACGTAGCGGATGCCCGGAGCGCCGGACTGTGCAGTGGCGAACTTCGATTCCACGACCTGCACGCGGAACTCACGGTCCATCGGCAGGTCCGGGTAGGTGTTGCGCACCGTGCCGTCGGCGTTGGTGGCCCCGTCACGGGAACCCTGACTGATTGCTGTGAGTGCCTCGCTGAGGCCGGGGATGCTGCTGAGTACAGCCATGTGTGTTGCTCCTTGTGCTTGTTACTTGAAGAGTGGGCGGATGAGGTCGAGCCACTGCTCGACATTGACCTCGGGGACAGCAGGACCGAACGCCGAGATCAGCATGTTGGTGCGGTCCTTGGCGACGATGCCGTTGATCGGGGCGATCAGTGCTCGGTGCGAGATTACACCGGTCGCCTCGTCTTGGTCGGTGAACATGAACGCCACCACGTCGAAGAAGCCGGGGAGGCTCAGTTCGAGTGACCCCTTCACGAACGGCCGAATCTGCTCGTCACGCTTGTGGCTGAGACAGATCGCGATCACCGCTTCGAGCGGGTTGTCCTCTCGGACGGCGAGGTCACGGAACGCACGGGCCTTGTCCTCCATGCGGCGCAGCACCTCGCCCCACTGCTGCATCGTCGGCTGGTTGATACCCGACACCGCATCCACGAGTCGCTTCTGCAACTCGGTCAGCGAGTCGAGGACCACGCTGCGGAACGGGTGCTGGCCCGAGGCGAGCCACTTGTGGGCCGCATCGAACGTCGCCCAGTCCTGCACCGAGACAAAGCACGACTGCCACTTGCCGTCCCACTCGGGCGGTGCCTCGGCGAGCGGGTTCCACGTGACCATCGGGTGGTTGCGGGGGCAGAACCTGCCGCCCCCCTCGGCGTCGAGCAGGAGGCGAGGTGCCGGGGACGTTGCTCCCGACCAACTCTTGCCCGATCCCGGTTCCCCGTGGATGATGGCGCTGACACTGACTTTCACGAGACCTCCTCGGTCGTTTCTGGGATTGAAGAGAGCGTATCACCGGTCCCGGCGTTCGGGCCGAAGTTGCGCTGACGGAACCCGTCGTTCAGCAGCCACTCGGCGTCGCTCGCCGGGTCGTCGAGCATCGGGCACACGCTGAAGAACGGACACTTCCACGAGCACGAGTCGCTTGGTGACGGGTAGGCGACCACCTGATGGTGCTCACCGACATCGAGCCGTGCGGTCACGGCCGCCACGTCGCCGAGGATGCCGCTCAACTGCTGCCAGTACGTGTCGAGTTGGCCGTCGTTGAGGTGGATCACGTACTCCTCCTCCTGCGGCCCCTTGGTCTTCGCCGTGCGCTGGTTGATCTTCACGATCCGAAACGCAACACGGACCGGCTTGCCGAACTTCTCACGGGCGAGCAGTGCGTAGGTCTTGGCCTGTGTGTCGAGGTGCAGCATCCTGATCTTCTCCGAGATCGAAGAGACCAGTTTCAGGTCGATCACCACGATGTCACCGGTGCGGGTGTCCTCGGCGAGCAGATCGATACGGCCGTTGATCACGGTCCCGGGGATCGGCCCCGGCAGTGACATCTTGTCCTCCGAGCCGATGATCCGCAGATCGAGGTCAGCACCGGACTCATCGAGCCAGTGCAGGTACGAACCTAGACACGCCTCGGCCGTCTTGTGTGCCTTGATGATCGTGTCGTGGTACTCACCGATGCACTCGGCGAGGTCCTCGGCCCGCTTGTCAGCGAGCCACTCACGGGCAAGCCGCTCACTATCGGCGCTGTGAATCCCGCCCGCCTTGTAGAACACCTCGAACGCACCGTGCACGAGGTTGCCTACCTCCATCGGGAACCGGACCTCGCGCTCCTTCTTCGTGAGCGACAGGTAGTACGTGAGCATCCACTTGCGTCGGCACTCGCGCCACGTCGTGATCTCCGAGTTCGAATACTGGTGCGAGCCATCGGCGTAGCGACTCATCCAACCACCTCGTGCAGTGCGTCCTGCTTCGTGCGCAACCGGTCGAGCGCCTGCTCCTCGATCGTGCCCTCGGCAACGAGGTCGATGCAGAGCAGTTCAGAGTGCTCGACCCCGTAACGGTTGTTGCGGTCGTCGGCCTGTGAGTTCTGGATCGAGGAGGCTGGCCTCATCACCCAGATCGACACACGTGCACGGGTGAGGGTGATGCCCTCGCCACCGGCGGCCGGGTTCAGCAGGATCAGGTCCACGTCACCACGCTGGAAGGCCTCGACGGCCTCCTGCCGCTTCTTCGGCGGGGTCTCGCCGTGGATCACCACGTGGTTGATCCCGGACTTCTCGAGCCGCGCCGAGGCAAGTTTCAGCAGCCGCACCGACGAGAACCATGCGATCGTGGCCTCTGGGAAGTCGCCGAGCGTGTCCATGAACAGGTCAAGTTTGTCCGACGGGTCCGTCATCACGACATCACCGGCCACATCGATCTCGCACGTGGCGTTCGCCAGTTGCAGCAGTCGGCCGAACTTCACCATGTGGTTGGGGGCCATCAGCACCGTGGTGTCGCCGCCCTCGGCACCGACCTCGGCCATCAACTGGCGCTCCATCTGGTCGTAGGCCTTGCGGGCCTTCGCACCGAGCGTGCAGGTGCGGACCTCGTACTGGACCTCGGGCATCCCGACCTTCACGTCCCGCCGCCAGCGCCACTGCGTGATCTCCTCGAACTCGTCCTTCGTTGCTGGGTGCAGACCGAGAATCTCGGTCTCGCCCCAGAACGTCTTCGACGTGAGCAGGTAGCGGTCCATGAACTTGCTCGACGACGGATGCTCGACCGGGTCCATGGCGTGCAGCAGTGACCAGAACTCCTTGGCGTTGCTCTCGATCGGCGTGCCGGTCAGGAACCACCGGTTCGGGGCCTGCGATGCGAGGTGCCACACCGCTCGGGTGTTGATCGTGTGTGGGTCACGGATGCGGTGCGCCTCGTCCACGATCACTGCTCCCCAGTTGATCGTGTTGAGGAACCGCTCGTGGACCTCGCACTTCGGCTCGGGGATGTCGTGCACACCACCGCACTCGTTGCAGCGCTTCAGCGCCGTCGAGCCGTAGCGTGCGAGCCGGGTCATCTTCTTCGCCACGTTGTACGAGACGATCACCACCGGCGTAGCGCCGAGGTCGAGGCCCTCGATCGCCTTGCGCTTCTGGGCGAGCGTGCCGTCGAGCACGAGCGACTCGATCCCGAACCGACGCAACTCGTTACGCCAGTTGTACAGCACGCTCGGCGGGCACACGATCAGTGCCGGGGTGATCCCGTACAGCCTGAGCGCACCGGCCACCACGAGCGACTTGCCCGAACCCATCTCGGAGAACAGGGCAGCGCCACCAGCGGTCGCCAGTTGCACGATCGCCGCCGCCTGTCCGGGCTTCGGCACCACACCGTGCTGCTCCAGCAGCGGCAGCACCACGGCCTCTTCCTCGGCGCTCAGGCCCTCGGTGCGGAGCCGTCGGCACGCCTCGGCCGTCGCAGCGAGCGGGGTGTAGGCCGCCACCGCCGACGGTGACCAGTCCAGTTGGTAGGTCTTGCCGAGGGCGGTGACCTGTGCGTACCGGACAGGGATCGTCCAGTAGTTCGCGCCCTTTGCTGCGAACCGGCAGCCGGGGATCGTCAGCAGACCGATCTGATGCGCTTGCGTTGCACCACGGACGATGAACACGTTGGGGTCGATGATGGGGTCGTAGTCAATGCTGAGCGGCGGTGTAGCCACAAGTCTCTCCAAGTCCATGGGTAGTAGGCGCTCCTAGTCGAGCAAGAACAGTTTCGGTTCAAGGATACGTGCAACAAGCAGGTGTCGGCACAGGTGTCGGGTGGCGTCTCGGACGTGATCGGAGGGGTGCCACATCCCCGCCTTCCGCAGGGCGGCGTCGGGGAACTGTGACTTCACCTCGGCCGGACTGGTGAACGCCACCGGGTGCCCGCACTGCCACGCTGCGTACAGGATTGCGCCGATCAAGTGGATCGCCGAGTAGTCGACGGCGGTCTTCGTGGTCCGCTCGCTGATCTGGAACCACTCGACCTGTTGGTGGTCGAACGCACCGCAGTGCTGCTCCAAGAACCGGTACACGCCCTCGGTGTCGTACTCGGCGGTGAGTTCGGCGTCGAGTGCGCCGTTGCGCCACACAGCGATCCCGGTCGCCTTGCCCGGATCAATCCCGACCAACATCAGTGGTCGGCCTCGCCGAGACGCTTCGCGGGCTTACCTACCGAGGCAGTGATCGGCACCGGGAACATCTCGAAGTCGGACATGTAGTCAGCGATCTCGGCCCGTGCGTCCTCGCAGTCCTCGTCGGCGATCTCGAACACGACCTCGTCGTGGATCACGGCCACGGCCCGGTCGGCTAGCCCTACGTTGTCGAGTGCTGCGAGACGCTGCGCAAGGATCATGCGAGCCGTGCCCTGAATGCTGTAGTTGACGTAGGCGTAGAAGCGGTCGTCCTCCTCGGCCATGCGTAGAATACGACCGTCGGCGAGCCTGATACCGGACCGCCCTGTCTCGGCCTCCATCGATGCCGCTTCGGCCTGCATCTGCTTCGAGTAGATCGTGATCGAGGGGAACGTGCCCTTCAGCAGCCGCAGCGTGTGCATCGCTTCGTCGACAGGGATACCGGCGGTCACGGCCAGTTTCTCGGCACCGCCACCGAACAGAGTGGTGAACAGGCTGTTCTTGCTCTTCTGTCGGCGAGGGTCGCCTTTGTCGAGCGGTGTGCCACCGTTGAACATCTGCCCACCGGTCCAGCAGTGCAGGTCCACGCCGTCGAGGAACGCACGCTGCATACCAATGTCCTGCGCCAGCACAGCGAACACGCGGGCCTCCACGTTCGAGAAGTCGGCGGAAATGAACGAGTGCCCGTCGGCAGCGATCAGCGAGTTGCGAGGCTCAGCGTTCGAGCCGTCCGGGTTCACCCTCGGCACCGTCTGGATGGGCGGGTCGTTCGCCGACATGCGGAGCGTGCGAGCCGCCACCTGCCGATAGAACGGGTGGACACGTCCGTCGCTGCGGGTGAACTTGATGAAGTTGTCGTAGTACGTCGACACGTACTTGTTGCCCTTGCGGAACTCGGTGATCATCGCCACGAGCGGGTGGTCCTCGTTGAGCGCCGCAATGATCTCCAACGCATCCGAGTGCATCGCCCACTGCCCCGACGGTGTTCGCTCGGTGAGCAGCACCCCGCTGGCGGCGAACGCCGAGGCCAACTGCGGACCGGATGCGATGTTCTCGATCCCCCAGTCCCGGCGCACGATCTCACGAATCTCGTCGCAGCGGGCGGTGAGGCGCTCACGCTCCGATCGGCAGTGATCGAGGTCGGTGCGGATGCCCCTGTACGAGACCTGATGCAGCACCTTCTCGACGTGGCGCTCGGTGTCGTAGGCGGCGTGCAGTCCGTACGAGTCCACCATCGGCATCAGGGTGTGGAACAGGTTCACGGTGAGGATGGTGTCGAGCACGCCGTAGGTCCAGTACGAGGGAAGCCCGACCGGGACCGTTGCCCAGTCCCAGCCACCCCGCTGCATGTCTTCCTTCAGCGCTGTCTGCCCGATCTTTGCCACCGGGTGCACGTACGTCGCCGACAGGTCTTTCAGCGCCCGTGATCCAGCCGAGTCGAGCAGGGCGGCGCACAGCATCGTGTCGTGGACCATCGACCAGTCGGGCACGAACCCGAGGTGCCTGCGGACCCACGTGAGGTCGAACCCGCCGACGTTGTGGCCCACCATCAGGATGCGGTGGTCCTTGATGTAGTCGAGCGCCTGACGTACGAGACCGGCCCACGCATCGAACGGGATCGCCCAGCCCTCGTTGAGTCCGCCGAACTGTACGAGCCTGATCTTGCCGTCGTACCAGTCGAGCGAGTCGGTCTCGATGTCGAAGCCGATGATGCGGTGTCCCGAGGTGAGCCAGTCCATGAACCGGTGCACGTCATCGACGTTCTCAACGAAGCCGACCTGCACCCTTGTCGGATCAAACGTCATGGTCCTGCCTTGCACGCTTGCGGAGAACGTCTCGGCGGTCCTCCAGTTGGAGCCTGTCGGGCATCACCGCACGCCAGCGCCGGTGACCGTTCGGGTCCACGTCGCCACCGTAGAGCGTGATCGAGCCGTCGGGAGCGGGATCGGACGACATCACCGTGTAGGTGCCGAGGTCCGCCTGTCCCGGCCTGAGCCGCACGAGCGTGCCGACCTCGATGATCGGTGGAAGCGACACGTCAGTCTTCGTCGTCATCGTCGGTCACCTCGTCGAACGTGAAGATCGAATCGATCGATGCGCGCTGTGCGTTGGCGACCGGCCAGATGCGGTCGAGGATCATCGACAGCGAGTCCTCGACCGTCGAGTGTGCCCAACCGTTCTCGACCATCTGGTCGCGCCAGCAGCGCAGCACGGCGGAGACAGCGAACACTCGGTGCACCGACTGCGCCACCCACTCGCTCAGCACGGCGGTGAGTTCCACTGCCGACGACGAGAGTTGGGCCTCCATCTCGTTGATGAGTTCCTGATTCGGGTCGTCATGCGGAGGCATTGTTCACGTCCACGTAGTCGAGACCGGCCTCGGTGTAGCCCTCCCAGATGGCGCTCGGCATGATCCCGAACATGATCGCCACGTGATCGGCCTCTGCGTCGGTGAGTCCGTTGTCGCGCCAGTCAGTGATCTGTTCGGTGTCGAACCAACTCTCCAGACGCTCCATGCCGATCCGGCGCTGAAGCGGGCGGTACGGCCACCGCAACTCGTAGTCGTCGCCGACCGGACCGCTGCGTTGCGTGCAGGCCACACAGTGGCAGTTCAGTGCCCGGGTACGCTGACGTGTCCCGTGCTTGGGGTATGGGCTGTTGCTCATGTTGCTCCTTTGTTGTCAGGTGTTGGACTGTCCGGCCCAGCGGCCGATCAGCGCTAAGAGATCATCGAGTACGTCCCGGTCCACACGGCCGCCGGGGAGCAGCACCTGCTCGGCGAGAGTGATGGCCTCGGCAAGGAACATGTCCAGCACCTCGGCCTTACCGGCGGCGAATCCATCGCTCCAACTGTCGTCGGTGTCGGTGTCGAGCATGCTGAGTTCTTCGGGTTCGTACCTCATCGGGTCCTTTCGGTTGAGGCGATCCTACACCTCGGATGTGTTCCGGTCAATTCATGCAGCGATAGCGGGCGGGTGCTCGGGTGCCGTTGCGCAGGGGAACCTGTCGAGGTTGCCCGGACGGAAACACCACGGTTGCCGACCGTTCCGCTCCAGCAGCGCAAGCAGCGCCGTCATCGACGACCACGGGGTCGCCACGATGTCGTCCTGACTGCACAGCCCCTCCTGAGCGCACAGGAAGCCGGTCTCGGGGTTGTAGTGCAGCCAGATGACCTGCCCGAAACCAGAGTCCGAGGCGTGCCCCGGGTATTTCGTCGAGACGACGCAACCTTCGGCCTCGGCAATCCGGGCACCGCCTCGCATGTTCCAGCAGTAGTTGGACTCTCGGCGGATGATGTCCGCCACGAACACCTCCCACTCGGCGACCTGCACGGGTGACCACCCACGGGCCTCAGCAACGACCCTGTAGGCCTGCATGGCGGCCGCTTGGTCGCCCGCTGAGTAACGGATGCCGTTGACGATCTCCATCGGCGTAGGGGCCGCTGTGGTCGTTGTAGCGGGCAGCGTTGTGGTGGTCGTGGTGGTGCTCGACGTGGTCGTCGTTGCAACGTGGTCCTCGTGGTCGCTGCACGCGCCGATCACAAGACCGGCGACGCACAGCGCCATGAGCATGTTCCTCGTATTCATGGGTGAAGAGCCTACCTGTGTCATCTGTCCGCAACATTCCATATGGGTCCGTGGCACCGATGGCACCGTGGTAGCGTCCGGCGCTCAGGCGTCGAACAGTGTGCCCTCGAAGTAGCCGTCGAGCCACTCGACCTCGTCCGGGTCGTCCTCGAACTCGTCCTCGCTGTCGAAGTCGAACTCGATCGGTGCCCAGTCGTGGATACCGGCCTCTTCGAGGGTCATCTCGCCGACGACCTCGTAGCGCCAGCACCGACCCTTCGCGTCGTTGTAGTCCGACGGGATCGAGACCACGTCGGCCGGGTTGATCTTGACGATCACCACCCGGTCGTCGGTGGAGTTGTTCGAGCCGAAGTGCGGCAGGTAGTCCTTCGAGCAGAAGTGAAGACCGGCGGAGCAGGTGCGGTTGCGGTCGTCGTCCACGTCGAGGCGCGACATCTCGACCGTGTTGCCGATCGAGTTGTCGAACCGGCCGGAGTGGATGTCACGGTAGTCACCACGGACCCGCTTGTAGGCGAGGAAGTCGCCATCGGCCGTGATCGGCATGCCGGACTTCTCCAGCCATCCGTACAGTTCGTTGCGCCCCGTGCTCGACGGGTTCATGTACAACTTGCGGACGAACCGCACCCACGGCTTGATGTCGAGGCCGGAGTGCATCGCGTCGATGAGCCGATCGATCACGTGCCCGTGCAGTTCGTTGCCGTCGAGCATCACGCCCCAGTCGTGCACTTCGAGCGTCCCAGCCGAACGGCGGAACCAGCGCTCCGTCTCTGACATCGTGACGACCTCGTCGAGCACCATGCGCACCCGGTTGATCGGCTTCGCCATCTCGATGGCCTCCGGGTTTCCGGCCTGCACCGCCTCGACGATGGCGTTGAAGTCGGGGTGGTCACGCAGGACCTGCGTCGGCTGACCGTCAACGTAGAAGGTCAGGGACTGCTCAGTCAGGTGGTACGGGAACATTGGGTCTCCTTGTGTTGGTTGTTGGGATGGTAGCAGGGGTTAGGCGCGTTCGCACATCTCGATGTACGTACGGGCCGCCTCAACGTCGTAGCCGAACAGCAGCGGGAACTTCTCCGCCAGTCCGGCCACGATCGAGTGGGCCTGCTTGCGGACCACATCGTGGTCGGCACGGGACAGGGCGGCCCAGATCGGCATGATCTCACCGGGTGTGGAGTCGAGCGAGATCACGCCCGCACGCTTCGCCATTTCTTCGGTCACCGACGAGTGGTGGAGCCGGGACCGCAGCGCTGCACGGGTCTCGATCGCCAGCGCCTTGGCCCGCATGTTCTCTGCCCGCATGGCGGCCAGCAGTACGTTGTCGAGCCGCATCGACTCACGGACCTTGCCGGTGGCGACCGCACGATCGGCCTCCTTCGGCGTGAGCCAGAGAATCTCCGGGTTCGTGGTGACCGACTTTAGCGCCTTGCCGACCCAGTCCGTCACGGCCGCCGTCGAGCGCACCATGTTGCCGAACAGCCCACCCGCCGACCGGTCCCAGCACATCGGACCGGCGTAGGCGGTGTTGCGGTTCGAGATCGCCCACACCCGGTCGGCGCTCACCTGCTTGGTCACCCGTGGGGTCGCAGGCTTGGTCCGCTTCGGCGGAGGAACGTCGGGGATCGAGGACAGCGGCATCACCTGATCTTCGGCGAGGTCGAGCAGTGCACGGACCTCGTCGGCCGTGCCCTGATCCTTCACCACGAACAGCGCCCTGCCCTGTCGGCTCAGCGCACGCAACCGCATCACCCGTCGCTTGATCGGTGTGCCGTCGTCGATCAGCAGCAGCATCGTCGGCATCGTTCGGACACGGAACACGTCCTGTGGGCGCAGGCCCTCACCGGTCCAGCCCGGGATCGAGTACGGAATCTTCACGAACGTCGGCCAGTCACCGCTACCAAGCAGCGGAAGGTTGGCGTCGGCGAACCGTGCCCGGGCGAGGTCGGTGTCGAGAGCGCGGTACTGCGCTCGCACCGACTCGTGGACCTGCTCCTCAGCCTTAGCGATGCGCTCACGGAGTGCGAGCCTCTGATCGTTGGTGAGTGCGAGCGACTCGCGGGACGCAGTCACGTTCGCCGTCCCGATCGGCGTGTCCACCACCAGCACGAACCGGTGCACCTCGTACGAGTTCTGTAGCGGCGACGTACCGTACGGTGCCGGGTAGATCGCACACCCCTGCCGGACCATCACCGACCCGTGCCTCAGCCCGTCGGGCTTCGAGAACAAGCGCCACCCCTCACCGCTGTGAATCGGGTCGGCGACCTCGACGGGTGCACCGTGCACGATCGGCACGGTGTCGAGGCCGTAGACCGCACCGGTCACCGCAGTGGCGAACGCCGTGAAGTCCTCCCGGGCCACAGCGAACGTCACCTCGACGCCCTGTGGCTTGTCGGACGGTGCCCGGTGCACGAGCCTGACCTGCGGCACACCGGAGTCGGCGAGAGCAATCGAGTACGAGCGGACCTCGCCGTCGAGCCAGCACGTGAGCGTGCAAGCATCGGTGTAGGCGAGGAACGACTTCGCCCCCAGCCCGAACGCACCGACCTCGTCGTTGCTGTTGGCCTTGCTCGACTCGAACAGCGTCGAGTAACTCGACATCACGAACTCGTGGTCCATCGAGCAGCCGTAGTCCCGCACGGAGAACGTCGGGTTCAGCCCGTTCGGGACCCGGACCTCGAAACGCTCGTGCGAGTTGCCCCGCCGGACGTGGGCGTCGAACGCATTGCTCAGCAGTTCGCGCACGATCGACCCGATCTTGTCGGCGTAGATGCCGTCGACCAGCACACGGAACGCCTTCGCGTTCGTGGCGATCCGAAACTCTGCGGCCTCACCCGTCAGCGTGCTCACGCTGGGGGCCTTCTTGTCGTCGATGATCATCGGTCCTCCTTGTCTCAGGCCGGGATGCTACCGGCACCCTCGCATGTGTAACACGTGTACCCGGTCAGGTACCACTTCTCTGACCGGCCCGCACCGCCGCAGCGGTCGCAGCGCTTCAGACCCTTGGCGGCCAGAGCGGCGTCTTCGGCGGCCATCCGCTCACGACGGGCCGCCACCGCCGGGTCGGCGTTGCGGGCATCGACGAGCGCCCAGTGCTTCTCGCGCCACGCCACCAGTTCGGGGAACGTCGGCACGAAGTCCCGGTCGTTCATCACCCTCAACTGCTCGCCGGAGAACGCCATCGCCCGTGCGTCACTTGCCGACCGTACGGCAGCGCACTCGACCTCGTCGGCGCAACGGGTGCCACCGTACTCCCACACGCCCTCGTAGGCGGGGATGCGGCGCTCGCAGTGGTTGCAGATCGTGTCGCGGAAGTTGGTCTTGGTCACGACCCAAGTATGCCTGACCGGTGTGACGGAGTCAAGTACCCGCAGGGGGTCTGTCGACAATTTCGTAGTCGGCACCCCGAGAGCCGAACCCGAACAACGGGTCGTCGTTCGATGGTTCCACTGTCACCTTCATACGGACCCGATCGCCCACCGCCGGACCAGCAGTGTAAGAGTAGGCCACCCGGCCGGTCGGCAACTTCACCTGCTTCGGTTCGTTGACCCACACACGCCAGCCGTCGGGATGTTCCAACAGCACCTTCCTGACGGAGCCGTACTGGGTGTCGACGGTCTTGTGTGCAAGCACCGTTGCCTCGATGTCCACCCTGCCCGAGGGTGCGGGTCTGCCAGTGGCACGTCGGGTCGCTTCGGCAGCGGCTCGCTCACGGTTACGGGTGATCGCCTG